CTAGAAGGTATGGCGTTCAACCTGACGATGGCGGACAGGGCGCCGGTTGTAGTTCGCGTGCAGCTGCCGACCGTGCACAGAATCCAGTTGCTTGCTCAAGTGTGGCGCATGGCGTACGTTGCGTTGCGCAGGCTCTGCACGTGGCTTGGAGTTGACTTCCAGAAACCAGAGACAGAGTGCGGCCCAGAAGAATAACGACAGGATATTGACCAGTCCGCCTCGCAAAGAAGCGTAGCCTGTCGCTTCTGAAGCCTGGATACGCAGTAGATCAGACAGAACCGGGATGGAACCCAAGGTTTCAACTACCAGGCTGCCTGGTATCCGAAAAGCCCAGCGCAGAGTCTGGAGAACCTCATTCAGGCTGTATATGCCGTCGCCGTTGGCGTCGATAATCCATTGGAAGGTTTGCATGACAATTCCTTTTATCAAGTCCAGCAAGTTGTGCCGGAATTACAAGGACTGCCTTGGAAAGGCAGGGCTGCGATGCATCAATGTGTGTTTCCAATATAGGCCTGCGGCTCAGGGTGAACAAGTGAATTAGGCCAAAATAGAGGGTAAACCCTTGATTGAAAAGAGCTCTTTGGTTTGAGTGGCTGGTCTTATCAAGAAACTCCGCTCTTTGACGCAAGTGCTATGTCTCTTTAGTGCTTGTCAAAGAGTGTTCTTTGATCTATATTTATGGGCTTGCTTGTAACCATATAAGCAATCGCGGACAGGTGGCAGAGTGGTCGAATGTACCTGACTCGAAATCAGGCGTACGTGCAAGCGTACCGTGGGTTCGAATCCCACCCTGTCCGCCATTTAGCCTGTAAAATCAATGGTTTACTGGCTTTATTAAAATCAGGCCCACATAAAAACCCACTTACGGCGGGTTTTTTTTCGTCTGTTGTTATACCGCCATAAGTCGGTACGGGTTCAGCAAGCGTTCATAGGTTCTGTTCGCAAATAGCTGTTTGTCTGCCTGAAGCTCCCGATTCATATACAAGTCCCCCACAATCAGCAGCATGGCCGATTTGACCGGCGCTGGCACGGTTGCGGGATCAGCCATCTGGTCTGGCGTCCAGTTCATGTAATCAGCCGTGGCCGCTAAGGCTGTGCCGATCATGGCCTGGATGGCCGCGTCTTCATCATCATGAATCACGCGCAGGTGATGCTTGGCTTCTTCTAACGTAATCATCCTTGGTTTACTCCTTCAACGCATGGCAGGGTCAGGTATTCCAGGCCGCTTTGGCTGTCCGGCAGAATGCCCACGATGCTGTAAAACTTGCCTTGGTGAACCAGGCGCATGACGCGGGTGATGCCGGCGCGGTATCGAATGGTGATGCGAGTGGTGATTGCTGATTGCGTGGTGCTGGCGGCGATGAAATCACGCGCAGACAGGGGTTCAATCCGTGCCCATACCGTTGCTACCTCGGCCCAGTCATAGACGGCCTGGCCGCTGTATGGGTCAATGCTGATAACTCGCTTTTCTTCAATGCGTAGCTTGTGCCGTAACGGGCCTGCTCTCATGACTATTTCCTTTGGAATGGGTGACGGCCACCAGCAGCATGGGGATGCTGCGCCGCCTCTGGGGGTTTTGGTTCTCGTGGCACTTTCCCAGTAATCCACGTCTGGCTATTCTGGTTCCCCAGACCCGGCCAGCTCGGGAGAGCACTTGTCTCGTCTGCGTCATACAAAAAAGATCGCTTCTGGAATCGCTTGCGCCTGCTCGGTACGGGTAGCCACACCAAACGCCATTGCCAGGGCCACGATGCCATCAATGCGGCCAGTCGGCCTGGATTTGTCCAGCTTGCGGTTGCCTGCCGGGTCTTTGGTCGTGGTGGCATTGGCGGCACACATCGTCAGCACGGGATGATTACCGTGGGCCACTTCTTCATTCAATAGCGCGGCTTCCAGCGCATCCAGGGCGGGGGACATATCCTTGAAACCTTGCCCCCACTCCACCAGCGGGAAGTCCAGCCCCTGGCGCTCCAGGTCGCGGCGCAGCACGTCGATGCGCCAGCGATCAAATGCGATGGCCTGAACGTCTACATCGCTCAGGATTTCGCCCATTTCGCGTGCCACCTGCTCGTAGTCGATAGCGGCACCGTCACACACGCGTAGCAAGCCTTGCTGCGCCCAGGCCATGTATGGCGCTCGATCGCGGCGTTCGCGCTCCTGTAGGCCTGCTTTCGGTGTCCAGAAATGCGGCTGAACGCACCAGATACCGTCTACCTGGCCGATCAGTACCAATGCTGTCAGGTCAGTGCGGGCCGATAAGTCCAGGCCAGCGAAAACCGGGCCATCAAACGGCTGCGGGTGGGCACTGCTGGCTTTCCACACGTCAGGGCTGATAAATGGGCTATCCAGACTCACACGCTGATTCAGCAGCAGGTTGCGGGCGGTGTTGGCCATGCTCGGCATTCTGGCGGCCTGTTGCATTTGTTCGCGCAGGTCGGCTAGGGATCGAAACGTGCCCAGGGCAGGATTGCTGGCTTTCCAGCCGTCTTCATTCAACAGATCGCAGTCTTTCGGCGCTTCATATACCCGGCAGACGGTGCGCGGGTCAGCGCTGACGTTGGCATCATCAATCCAGACGCTCAGTAAATCGGCGTCATTGGCCGCTTGGGTCGATATGGCAATCAGCAGCGGGTGTTCATGTGCGCCCTGGCTGGTCGTGATGGCATCCACAAAGTCAGATTGTGGGCCGCGTACCTGGCCGATTTCATCCAGGATGGCCAGCACTGGGGACAAACCGTGCGCTGTCTTGCCGTCAGCCGCCAGGGCGCGATACTCCACGTTCAGCGGCAAGCCGATCAGCCGTTTGCCAGACGGGATGATGCGTACCAGGTCAACCAGGCGCGGGGACTGTTGCACCATCTTGGCGGCAAGGTTGAACACCAACGCGGCTTGGTCGCGGCTCATGGCACCAGACACAATCTGGCTATTCTGGCGGGCTTCCGGGCCTACCAAGTGCGCCAGCAACAAGCCAGCAATCAGGCCTGTTTTGCCGTTCTTGCGAGCAATGGACAGGATGGCGCGGCGCGTGCCTGCCGGATTGTCGTAGGTGTCGCGGATGAACTGCTTTTGAAACTCGGCCAGGCGCAGGGGCTGGCCTACCAGCGCACCTTCCGGCACGCGGCAATAGGATTCGATAAAGCGGATGATCTTGTCAGCGCGGGTCATCGCACTACCGCAAGACGGGGGATCAGATCGTCATCATCTTGCTGGCGGGCGGCTTGTTCCAACTCCAGTGCCTTACCTTGATTCTGGCTGCGGCCTGTTGTGGCTTCCGCATGAACATGCAAGGCGCGTGCCATTGCCACCACGCGGCGGGCGAGTGTCTCCACCAGCTTGTGCTTAGGATTGAGCTTGCCGCCGATCACGTCGCCTTCCGTGGCGATTTCGGCTTGCAGTCGTTCAACGGAGGATTGATCGCGGGCCATGACAGCGGCCATTGCCAGGTCGGCATCGTTCCACCGATCACGGGGACGGTTCCGCATGATGGCGTCCCAGAATGGCGCTGCGGTATCAGGCAAGGCAACATGCGCAGGAGGCAGTAGCGTTCCCAGGGCTGCATTCTGGCTCGCCGTGACGGCTGCCTTGGTGCTATCAGAACGGGGGCGACGTGTCATGGCTATTTGCCCTTTGCGTTGAAAGAAAGGGGGGAGGACGGTCTGGCGCTCTCGGCTGCCAGTGATTTCTCAGTGGCCAATGCCTCTGCGGCTTGCGTAGCGGCCCCAGGCGCGGCGTTCCAGTGATGGTCTGGATCAAGTGGCCTTCCCTTGGCATCGTAGCCATACACAGGCTTGTGGCCGTGGCGCTCTCGCATGGTCTTATGCGAGTGGCACGCATGGCACAGCGGCACCAGGTTGCTGCGTTCGTTGTTTCCAGGGTTGCCATCGTGGTGGTCAATATCCGTGGCTGGCGTCACACGGCCCAGGCGTTCGCAATCCCGGCACAGCGGGCTTTCTTCCAGCACGCTGGCGCGTAGCCTTTGCCATGCGCCACTGTTCAATGGAATCGTGCGGCGCGGGTCAGCGGTGCGGCCTGTCGGGTTGGCTCTTGGCTTCAATAAGGCCGGGACTTTGGGATGGATGGGGTTGGACATTACGCGGCCTCTTTGCTGGGATATGGTGCTGTTGGCGTCGTGGGGGCAGTGGTGGTCACTGGGATAGCGTCTACCCCTTCAATGGGTGGTAGGTTCTCCAGTTCACGGGCTTCGCTTTTGCGCATCCATCCAGCCTGGATACCAGACGCATAGAAGGCGGCACGCGTCGTGCTGTCGCCACGCAGCAAGCCTTCTACGGAATGCTCACAGAAATAGGTGCTGCGGGCCGTCTCGCTCAGGCATTTTGTATTGATGGCCTGTTCCCACATTGCCAGCCAGCGGCGCAAGGTCAGCGTCACAAATTGCCGCGTCAGTTCCACGCTGTTGGAATAGTTCGCGGCTTCCATCGCACCGATGATCGTGGGGGGCACACGAAACAGGCGGCAGACCTCGTACACGTTGAACTTGCGGGCCTCGATCCATTCGGCATCCTCCAGGCTCATGCTGATGGGTTTGTACGTCAGGCCTGCTTCCAGCACGGCCGTACGGCCACTGTTGCCGGTGCCACCGTACTGGCTGCCCCAGGACTCCTTCAGGGCCGTTTTCTGCTCGGGCTTGAGGATCTGGCTGGTTTCTAACACACCGGCCAGCTTGGCACCGTTGCGGAACGTCGCCACGCCATGCTCTTGCTCGGATTGGGCCAGCTCAATCACACCACGCGCTACGGCAATCGGACTCAGGCCCAGCACGCCATCCGTGCTGATTCGGTGGCGCAGATGCAAGCATTCATCTTGCAGTAGGCGAATCACGCTACCTTTGCGGTCGGTGTACTCGTAGGCCAGCTTGCCATTGTCCAGGCGCAATACTTGGACGTTGGCCAGCGGCCATAACTCGCGCACCTGGCCGTCAGTGCCACGGATGATGCGGGCAAACGCATTGCCGGTTAGCAGTACCGCTGCCGTCATCGCTTCCCGGAACTCCATTGCGGTCTGTTCAGGGTTGGGCTGGTCGTGAAGCACGCGGTAAAGCGGGTGCTGGCGGGCTTTCTGGCGGTTACTGCCCGTATCTTGGAACAAGTGAAGGGGCAAGGTGGCGACAGTCTCGGAAATCGCCTGTACGCAGGCATAGACGGCGGCCACGCCTTGCGCGGTGGTGGCGTTGACCGGGCCGGTACGCAAAGCGGCAAAGTCTTGCCAGTAGGAATCACCACCAGTTGCTTGATGGGTGCTGCGGCGCTCCAGGCCCAAGCGGTTCATGATTCGGTTCAGCATCGCACAGTCTCCAGCCAGGCGCGGTTCATGTTCGGTACGGTGCGGGCGCGGGCCTCTACCGTGGTGGCCTCGTAGGCGGGGAATGCCTGAACAATGCTCACCTCGTGCAATTCCACCTGACGCAGTTCGCGCAGGTCGCCTTGCCAGGCCTCGTCTATGGCGCGAAACCCGAAAGACATACCGCCAAGGTCGCCACGTTCTGCCAGGGCCAGCAAATCACGGCCAGCTTGGGTATCCGGTACGGCCAATGAGAAGTACAGCCCTTGGTCATCTTCTCGAAGCTCCAGCGTGTTGGATTTGGTACGGCCCAGCAGCACGGCGGCATCATGGTCACGCAAGCAAAGAATGTCGCGGCCAGACGCAAGCGACTGATGGAACGCACCAGGCCGGATCACCTCCCGAAAGTCGGCAATCTGGGTCTCGGTATTGAATCGGGCCGCATAGCCCACCAGGCGGCGGTTGTTGACCGTCAGTTGGGCAGCGGCGCGGCGTTCCAGCGTCGTCATGATTAAGCCAGATCGTTAGCGACAACGAAGGCTTTCTCATGGCGGCAGGCAGTGCCTACAGTTGCCATTGCACGCACCACAACACCGCCACGGCTGTAAGCGGGTTCGCTGTAAGGGTTCACTAAAATGTCCAGTTCAGACCACACGCCCAACAGGATCTGCGAGAAATCGCCCAGGATCACCGGCTGGCCGGTGCTGTCGCCTGCCAGCGCACGGGTCACATGCAAGGGACGGTCAGCCATGCGGCCACCTTCCAGCAGATAACCCGGCAGGCCAGCTTCCTTCAGCGTGCTGGCCAGCGTCGTCTTGGCTGTGCCGGTCGTCAGCCATGCGCCCCCATAGATTTCCTCGTCTTCCAGTTTCTGTACGAAAGCCAGCACCGATGCCCAATCCAGCGTTGCCAGCGTGCCGGTTTGCTTGCCGGTGAAACTCAGCACGCCCAGCGGCTCATTGCTGGTACCCGTACCGGCGATGATGGCGCGGTCGATTTGCTTGGCTATCAAAAAGGCCAAATCATCACGTACCAGTTGCTCGATTTCCGGGCTGGATTGCTGAATCAGTTGGCGGGACATTTCGGTTTTTCCGCCGACATGCTTCGGCCCCAGTGTCACGCTGCCGAAAACCATTTCACCATCAGGTACTGTGCCACCCTCTGCCACCCAGCCGGTTTCCAAGCCGCTGCCAAATTTCGGAATGGACAGGTTGCCACGCAGGCCGGTTAGCACACGCACACCCAGGCGGCGCGCCACCAGGGCTTCGCGCAATGGGCCGATGTATTGGTCAGCGCGGTGAACGGTTGGCACGATCTCGGGGGCTGTGGCCGTGGTGTTCGGGCCAGTAGCACGGGTTTCCAGCAGAGACAGCGGAACAAAGGCACCTTGCGCCTTGCGGCCAGTGCGGCGCTCGGCTTCGGCGGAATACTCGGCGGCGGCACCAGTTAGGCTGCGGCCTTCCGTTTGCGCTTGAAGCACGTCCAGCAGGGACACGCGCTTTTCCAGGGTGTCCAGGCTGTCTCCACCCGCGTTTATTGGCACACCAGCGGCCCGGCGCTCCATGTCGTCAACGAACTGCTGGCGCTGTTCCTGGCCTTCCAGGTCAGTGATTTCTGCCTTCAGCTTGTCAAACGCGGTTTGCTGGTCAGCCGTCAGCGTCTTGTTGGCATCCAGCAGAGTGCGGGCTTCGGCAACCTTGGCGGCTTTCGTTTCGCGGATTTCGTGGGTTTTCATGTTGATTCCTATAGGATGTTTACTGTGCGGGTATCCAGTAAATAGCATGGCTATAGGAATGCTTCAATCGGTTTAACTAGCTGAAAACACTAGCGGATTTACGCGGACGGAAAATTTTTTAAGGGTGTGGTTTTTTTGCTGTTTTGGCTGGGCATGTTAGGGGCAGTTTTTTTCAGAGACCGCCCCTGTGCGGCTACTCAGCCCCTGGACTCGATCATTTTTTCTTTCATGTCTTGAAGAACTTCGATCAGAATTTCAATCTGACCTGGCGTGGCAGCAATGCTGTATTCGCCTTGTTCAGCACGCAAATGGTCGTGATGGTCAAGGCTAATAATGTATTGCTCAACATACTGTCGGTATCCAATGGTGCCAATTTCTTGAAGCTGTATCGGATCCATAATATCTTCATCAAGGGTAAATCTACGAATGCGCTCGGGTGACATGCGATCTCCTGATAGGATTAAGAAAGCTGTTTACATCGTTTATTCTTAGCGGTACAGATGGCTACTTCTAGAAGTTGTACAGAAACTGTATTCAATAGATCGACAATGATGTTTTAACAGAAAAATGGCTGAAACCCTTTCCAGTCCTTGCTCTAAGCTTGTTCTTTCGTGCTTTTTTGAGTACGGAAACTGTATTCAAACGGCTATTATGCCCATCCTTTTAAGTACAGAAACTGTATTCAACAGACCGGATTTGCACGAACTGAGGTGGACATAGCCGAACAGCACCACACAATGGCGTTGGTTTTCTATTGAATACAGAAACTGTACTGATAGATTTAATTTTCAGACGCATAAAAAACCCGGCCTGAGCCGGGAAAAATTCAGTGAAAGTGGGGTCATGCTGACTTTGCTGCCGCTTGAAGTGCTTCTTTCACTAGGCGTAACTTACGGGTCTCCAACTCAGCGCCAGGGTTTGTCTGAACCTCAATGAATCCCATGTAATCCTGCCCGCGTTGGTCTATGTCCAAATCAGGCTTCCAATCCATTTTCATCCAATTTATCGCCCATAGTTCAGCTTTTCCGTGCTGGCCTTTGGTGCCTTGGCGGGTGACAGTGATAAGCCGTGTAGCGCGTAGTTCTTTCTTGGCACTGTTCAGGGTTGTAGGCGATTTCCACCCACGTTTTTTCATCAGTTCCCAGCATGGGGATAGCGAACCATTGTTCTTGCCAGAGTACTGCCGCGCAACGTCCTGCAATAGCACTTTAGCAGACGGCGACAGCCCCACATAGTTGGGGCTGTCCATCATCGAATAGGGTAGCGCCACGAATTGGCCCAAGTGGGACAGCGCCCCCTTTTGATGATTGCGTTTAGCCATTCATCCCCCCCTGAATCAGTACGTATCGTTTGACGCGTGTGTATCCGCCAAACCTGTTGTGGATATTCTCCCACTCGTCGTGGATACAATGCCCAGCAGCGCGCAAGGAAGATATTGTGCTTGGTAGGCAATGATCGCCATACTGTTCAGCCTCGAAACGGTTAAGGCTGCGACTACGCAAAAGCTCCAGAACGAATGCTTGTTTGGTAAAATTACGAGTGATGTTCTTGCTCTCGTTGCCACTGGTGGCGGGGGCATTTTTTTTTCTCATGATGCGCCCCCGTTATTGACCGGCAGAAGTGTAAACGCGCTCTGAAATCCAGCGATCTATGTCGCTTTCAATCCAGCCAATTGCACGTGGCCCCAAGACGATGCTCTTGGGAAAGCCGTTTTCCTTCATGTACTTGTAAACGGAACTACGGCCGAGACCTGTTTTGCGCTGTACTTCGGGAAGACGGATGATGCGAGATGTTTTCGTATCCATGTAAACCTCATCTAACGTTGACGGATGAGGTGATGATCTGAGATATAGAGTTGGTATGCGCAGGCTACGTACCAACTTTTTTTATGCGTTTCCTAACAGTTTCTAGAGAAACCGAAAATTCTGGTGCAATTCTTCTTGCCACCGCATTAACTGTTAACAAAGGATTAATCGAAAAAAGCTCGTTTGCGCGTTTCTGCCATTTATCCCATTCAGGGCGGCGCTCTGCTTGACGCTCTTCCGCACTAAGAATGCCAATTTTTTTGCGGTGTCTTTTATCCTTAACATTACTATTTATATAGGGGGTAGCCTTTATACGCGAACGCAACGCCTCGGCATTTGAAATTGCTAGCAGCAACTTTAATACGTCGTTTTCTCGACGCGATCGCGTAAGCTCATCGAGCACTGGATAACTAATGCTTACCCGTCCATTTTCATGCCGTTCAATTCTCCTGGATGGTCCATATGTTTGATCAATGCGATCAATTTGTTCTTGCAGTCTCTTGACTATCTCACTCAACTCAGTTACTTCACGTAACGCGTCAATTCGTCCTTGGGGTGCAAGCGAATTTAAAGCGTTTACTGTATCCTCAAAACTGGCTACATTTGGATCAACAACTATTTGAGTACCAAAGATACCTGCGTCATCAATAGGTGTTCGGGTAACGCCTTTTTTCAT